ATATGATTGGTAGGATAAATGAGGCTAATATATATTCTTATGCTACTAAGAGAATACAACAGTTTTTCTCGAGCATTCTCGACCAAGAATACGCTAAAGATCCTCAGTCTAATTTTGGATTAAAGGGTGAGGATGTTAGGGTCTTTAACTAGTTTAATATTACTTTAAATCACTTATGAAAAAAACACCTGTAATACTTACCATTGTACTTGGCATGTTTCTTTTGCCCAATATTATACAATGCTCCTCAAAAGCTGAAAAAATAACTGTGGAAGCAGTTCAAGTAGACTCTTTATCTACAAAAGAAATATACGACCAGATACTAGTTTATTTTGATATTAGAGAACTAGTAAGTCCGGGGGTTTACAGGAAATTTAAGGACAGAAGCGATTATTTTTTTCTGGCTAGATTCGATATTCGTCTACTTGAAAACTTGCTCTGGATAAGAAAAAATGTTAATTCAGGTATTACGATCAACAACTGGATGAATGGAGGAAATCTGGATGAAAGAGGTCTTAGAGATACTTCCACGCCAATGCTACAGAAAAGAGCTCGAGAAAATGATCCATGGTTATCTGGACATGTTCTAGCTATGGGTATAGATTACGATGTGAACGGGCAAACAGCAGAAGAGCATAGGGAATGGCTTAGAGAAAGATCTTCTATGCTTCCTTATCCTATCCGATTAATTAGAAAAGTGAACAATAGGCAAATCACATGGGTACACTTAGATGTTTGCGATCTGCCCTATAATCCAAAAGTTTTTCAATTCGACATGTAAAAAAATAAACAGATGAAAATAGATAAAACAATAATTCTTAGTATCATTATCGTCATATTGCTTGTGTGCAATATAAAACAATGCTCAGAGCCAAATAAGATAAAAACTATAACTGTCGAAGTGCCTGAGAAAGAAGGCGTTTTTAAGCTAGACTATAACGTTTTGCAATTTCCAATTAAAAGGAAAGATTCTATAGTCTACAAAGATTCTATTATCTACATCAAAAACAAAGTTAATATTAAGCTTGCAGAAGATTATAAAGATCTAAAATCTGAATTTGACCGTTATAAGCTATTCTTAGACGCTATTAGCATACAAGACTATTCTAAAACCTTTGAGGATAGTTATTTTACCGCCACCGTAACTGGAGGAGTGCAGGGCGAAGTACAATCTATGGCTCTTAATTACAGGCTTAAGGCTCGAAAAGCACAAACTGATATGAAGATGAAAAACTATCAATTTGTAATTGGTCCATCTGTTGGAATGACTTATAGTCAAAATGGATTTGCTCCTTATTTGGGTTTAGGACTTACTTATAAATTGATTCGATTCTAAAAATAAATATGTTAAAGTTTCTTTTATTACTTGCAGATGTGCAAGTTTGTTTTATATTTGTGTATGCAATTAATTCAACACTTAGAAACTATGGAATTATCAATCGACACAACAGGAAACATAGGAAGATATTTAAATTTATATAGAGGGGCAAATAGTGGATTAAAAAAAATGAATGCTGGTTCTTTTTATTCTAGTGAAATAGAAATTGCTTCTGAATATGCTGAATTACAAGAAACACCTTGTATTTATTCTTTTGGATTTAAAAATGATACATTAAGATTTTTAAAAGAAAGCCATTGTAATATTGATGAAGGTGTTAAAAATTTCACTCAAGAACAAATAGAAAATTATGATGGTGCTGCGACAATAGATGGAATACAATTTATATTATTTGGGGAAGTTAATTGTATAGATGGAAGCTTCAAAAAACTATCTTATGAAAATGTTTTAAAGCAAAGTAAGGAATTTAAAAGACAAGAAAACTAAAATGAGCTATGCCAAACTATAACATGTCGTCAAAATTAGGTAAGCAACTAATATTTGACTTCATCAAAGACCGAATGAAGGAAAAAAAGATTACACAATTGAAACTTTCAGAATTAATTGAAATTAATGAGTCTACTTTGATTAGAAATTTAAAAGGTGAAACCGAAATGTTATTGACCACTTACCTTAAGATCTGTGGAGCCTTAGAACTCACACCCTATATTATTCCTTCAGAGATAGATGAAAATGAGTTTAAGAGATTGTTTTTTAATTAAAATGTTTACGAATAGTTTACGAATTATGATTGGAAAAATAATGCTTTTCCTTAATAATTTCTATTGTTTCTTTAATTGTTAAACCCTTCATAGTTAGTTAGTTATAAATTATTTAAACAAAATACCTTATTAGTACATTAAAAGTATAGAATTTGTATTATATTTGTCTTGACAAAGATTTTTATTCAAAATCTATGCAATTTAAAAACAAATATATGGAAGCAATATCAATTACACCGCATAATGAGAGGATGCAACTATTTGCAAGGTGTGTAAATATTATTAATGAGTTTCAGAAAATGGGCTTTGATAATCGATCTGCATTCTGTGTGATTGTTCAAGAACTTGATCCAAGTTACAGAGATTATCATAAGCTAAAAAAGCTTCACGAATTCTGGAATATGAGAGCCCATAAGGTAGAGATGATACTTGAATTGGAATCTATTGTAGATACTTTAAAAAAAGAATAATGAGCACTCTAGATCAATTTGTAGACTATCTAAAAAGCAATGATCTTATGATTGCTCCTAGAGATCTTGTGCAAGAAAGGTTAAAGGTACAATCTGCAAAAGAGCTAGTGAGTAGAAAGGTATTTGCCAGTTTTAAGGAACTCTCGGATGCACAGGTATTTGGTAAAATATCACGACAGGCCGTAAAGATCTTTCTTAAGAAATACGCTAAAGAAGATGATCTCATAATGCTGAATAAAGGCAATAGATCTGTTTGGAAACTAAGAACAAAAGCAATACAAAAACTTCAAAACTTAAGACAGTAAAGCTATGTATAACCCTAGTAATAATCCTTTTGAAAAAGATAATTCCACAGATGTAGATTGGTTTGAAATCAAGGCAAGACATCGTTTTGAGGAACCTTGGATTGACCCTCATGAGCCTGTTGTGAATTACAGAAAGCAAATTGAAAGTTTTGCCAAAAACAGGAAAGCAAGAAAAAAGAGGAAGCGAAAAAAATAAGACTATGGAAAAAGCTAAAAAACTTCTAAAACAATTTTACAAGGAATTACAGCAATGGGGTTCAGCTGCTGCATGGGCTATTAGGCAATAATTTATAAACTATGGAAACTAACTTAAAAAAAATTCAGAATAGACCAACCTTCAACTGTAGAGTTGGTAAAAAGTACTGCTCAAAAATTAATGGCCTTTGTGATCCTGAAGCAGAAAGCTTTTTAGACAGATGTTCTATTTGTAAAAAAACGGGTTAAACCTAAATAATTGCAATATGGAATCTACCAAAAACCTAAAGATTATAACAAATCTTGTGATGCATAATTTTGAAGTAAAACTGAATCAAGTTACTGGTGTAAAGGACACCACAGAAAAGATATTGGCGTGTTTTATAGCTAAATATACTTCTGACTGCAAAGATTATGAGATTGCCAATCACTTTCAGATTAATCAACATTTCATGAATATGAGTGTTGAAGATCTTCAAATTAGATTATTACTTATGGATAATGCCATGCAAAAATCTATCTACAGCATGGTTGACCATGCTAGAGAAATTATACAAATCATTGAACCCGATTATTAATTAAACACAAACAACAAAATGGAAAAAACCTTTTTACAAAACGAATCTAAGAAAGATCGTTTACAGGCCTTAAAAGATAACTGTGAGCGAGCCGAAAAGATGATTTACCCTAAAGAGCTAGACCCAGAAACGATTAATGCTCTTAAGGATGAATTAACTACTGAGTTTATCGAGATCTCTAGACTGGATGAACAGAAGAAAGAATTTATGGATGAATGGAAAATTAAAGTTAAACCTAGAAAACAACTCACAGCATTATTAATGGGTCAAGTAAGATCTGGTATAGAAGAAGTTGAAGAAGAAGTTTACTTGATAGCTGACCAGGAAGAAGGATTTATGGGTTTTTACAATGGAGATGGGAAGCTCATAAAACAACGTCCATTGACTCAGGACGAAAGACAATTTCGAATTATAAATGATTCTAAGAAAGCAAACTAATGGAAAACGAAAAATTAAACATATTCACCGAAGGTGATAAACTGACCATTTTAAAAGGTGATGCTCCAGTGCAATATCCTGAATTCGGGAATGCTGTTGTGTATGAAGGAACCTTGAAAATGGCAAATGAAATTTTAAGTAAAAGCTTACATGAACATATTTCCTATTCTATTTTATTAGTAAATAAGCCAAAAAGACAATTGGATTTAGTTGTGAGGGAAGGCTGGCCTAATTCTGAAATTTACTCTGGTCAATTACGATTTTCTAAGATCTTCGAAGAGTTTGATATTAACACTGGTCAATCGAGAACTACCCATGAACTTGCAGACTTTATAAAAATGAACCGAAGTTATTTTGAAACTAAAGACAAGGCTATGCATCTTGTAAAAGTTCTAAAATCATTTAAGGCTAAAGTTAATAAGGAGATTGAAAGCAATGATGATAACCGTGGTAACAAAAAGATCCTAATGGATCAGGCTGTGGATTCCAACATCCCAGACGCTTTTAAGGTTAATATTCCTGTTTTTGAATACCATGGCAAAGAACTTATTGAAATTGAAATTTATATAGATAGCACAGATTTAAGCTGTCAGTTGATTTCACCTGAAGCTAGGGATTATGTGAATGATGTTTCTGATAATCTAATTGATGCAGAAGTAGCGGTCATTAAGGAAAGATTCCCTGATCTAAGAGTTATAGAAGTTTATTAATTATAAGCCCACAGGCTTCTTCTGTGGGCTTAATTATTAAATATTAAAGTATGAGTATACACAGAGATTTTAAAGGGATATGGATACCAAAAATGATTTGGTTAAATAAAGATATGAGCATTATGGAGAAACTATTTTTAGTTGAAATTGATTCACTTGATAATGAAAAAGGCTGTTTTGCCAGTAATGCTCATTTTTCTGAAATGTTTGGTGTTTCAAAAGGTAGATGCACTCAAATAATTAAATCATTAGAGTCAAAAGGCTTTGTTAAAATACAATTAATTAGAGATCAAAAAGTAGTTTCTAAACGTCTCGTAAGGGTAGTTAATAAATTAAACACCCTAGTTAATAAATTAAACACCCCTAGTGAGAATATTAAACAGGGGTATTTAGAAAATGATGAAGGTAATAATACACTACTTAATAATACAAAGGGAGATATAGTCGCTTTCGATTTCTTAAAAATAAATTATCCTTCAAGATTAGAAACTGAATTTGTAATGAGATATCATAAATCAATAAGTGATAAAAAGAAGTTTGTCCAAGATTTTAATGATACTGTAGAAATTGAAATTGAGAATAACAAACTTAAATGGAGTGCAAATAGTTTGTTTTCCAGACTTTCAAAATACGCTAGAAATTATGCTAAGAATGAATCTAAGTATAGCGAGCCAGAAGAACAGAAACCAGTTTACCTAAGAAAAGTAAGATAATGGGAGAAATGAAAATGCCATATAACAAAGATTTAGAAGAAACTGTGATAGGTGCTTTGTTAACCAACGCAGATGCAGCTGTAGAAGTTATGCCTATCCTAAAGGATGCTAAGATATTCTTTGATCCTAAGATGCAAAAGATATTTAAGGCTATCGTAGCCATATACAATGCCAACGATAAAATAGATATGCTTACTGTGGACGATAAGCTTAAGAACTTAAAGCTAGAAGTACCTACTTACGATTTGGTTTTAATTTGCAATAAGACTGGATCTTCGACTCACCTTGAGTATCACTGCAGACTGCTGCTTCAGTATTACATTAAGCGATCAATTATAAAGAAGTCACAGCGTAACATCCAGTTAGCAATGGACGATTCTACAGACTCCTTAGAGCTGTTAAACTCAGATGCTAAAAGCAATGATGATATAAATGAAATTGTCTTTAGTGGGCGCAAAACTAAATCGTATGGTGAATCACTTCAGGACAATCTAAAACGTGTTGAAATGCTTAGTAATGCTGATGAAAAGAAATTGACAGGTGTACCAACAGGATTTAAAGTTCTAGATGATTTTACCGGTGGATGGCAACCTTCAGATCTTATTATTATTGCAGCACGTCCTGGTATGGGTAAAACTTCTCTTGCATTGAAAACTTTACTGGAATGTGGCTTACAAAACATCCCATCTGCATTCTTTTCATTGGAGATGTCTACCAATCAATTAACAGCTAGGCACATATCAATAAATTCTAACTTTCATTTATCTCAAATCATACGTAAAGGATTTGAGAAGCCTGAGTATTTTACTACTCTATCAGAAAAAATTGATACTATGCAGAATTTCCCAATATATATTGAAGACACCCCTTCGATGGACATCAGAGACATAGTGAGTAAGGCGCGAATATTAAAAAGAAAATATGATATTAAGATTTTGATAGTAGACTACATTCAGCTGGTCGTCGACAAAACTAAGGTTAATCAAAGAGAACAGGAGATATCTTCCATCACTAGAAACTTAAAGCTTATAGCAAAAGAGCTTAATATCCCTGTGATAGCATTGAGCCAACTCAATAGATCTGTAGAGACTAGAACCGATAAGCATCCAAAGTTATCAGACCTTAGAGAGTCTGGAGCTATTGAGCAGGATGCAGATATAGTGACATTTCTGTATAGACATGAATACTACTATCCAGACTCACCATTGGATGATTGGCTGGTTGAGAAGGGAGCTAATGCAGAATTCTCTTTTGCTAAATACAGAGAGGGTTCCCTAGAAACAATTGGGATTCACTTTGATGGTAACAAGGTCAAGTACTCAGACCCGCAGGAGTATGATGAATATGCAAATGATATCCCTAAGATGAATCCAAACGATGATGAAAACTTCTACGATGCCTAACAAACAAAAGAATATAAAAAGACCATGGGTAGCAGAGAGAGTACATTACTCTCGTAGAAATACAATCGACAATGGTTTCTACAACTCTTGGCCATGGAGAAAGTTAAGAAAGAGATTTATTGAAACAAATCCTAACTGCAAGAAGTGTGAAGATGAAATGATTGTAACAGAGGGCAAATATGTAGATCATATTCAAAGAATTGAAGATGGCGGAGCCAAACTAGATGAAAATAACTTACAAACATTGTGCAAATGGCACCACGATAGTAAGTCTGGAAAAGAAGCTCATGGTTACAAAGAAACCAAGGGGCATAGGGGTCAAAACACCAAAACATAAAATTGTATATACATCGCCACTTACCGAGAATTTTACTAATAGTTAATATTTGAGGGGGGGGCTTAAACCTTTAGTTATGAAAACAGTACACAAAGGAGAAGCTTCAGAACTAGTAAAAGAGATTCCTAAGTCACCATCTTATTTGGACACTTCTGCAAAGCAACATTTTAAAAAGTTTGCTAGAATTTTAATCTCCTCAGAATCTTTGAAAAGAATTCATTTACCGGCTTTAGAGCTTATGGCAGAAAACTTTTCACAATGGGAATGGGCGGTTAGAGAGATAAGATCTAAGAATAAATATAAGAAAGGATCTGGCTATAGACAGAAATATATATCTGGAGCAGAAAATATTTCAGTGGAATTGACTATAAAAAGGGATGCTGAAAAAGCAATTATGCAATGCTTTAAACAATTTGGAATAGATCCTAGATCGGAAAAGGAGCTAAACAGTTCTGTAGATCCTAACCAAGGAGACTTATTTGCTGAATTTGGAAAACTAAAAAAATCATAAATGCAGATTACTAACGACATGTTGAATTCTATTCCATTTCAATATGCACAAGATGTGCGTGATGGAAAATTGGTTGTAGGTAAAACTATAAAGCAAGCTGTTAGTAGATTCTACAAATGGATTGATGAAAGTGATCAGTCTGGTTTTTACATAGATCATGCTGCAGGGATGCATATTATTAAATTCTTTGAAGAATTTCTAATCCATACCAAGGGTGAAAAAGGAAAACTTAAAGAGTCATTTACTCTAGAACCTTGGCAGCAGTTTACTCTTTATAATATTTTGGGATCGAAGGACCAGTCTGGTAACAGAAGAATAAAAACAGTCTATGAAAAAGTGGCCAGAAAAAATGGTAAGACAGCAACTTTGGCTGGAGTTGGTCTTTATTTTTTGTGCTTCGATGATGAAGCTTCACCAGAAATATACGCTGGAGCAACCAAAGAAGACCAAGCTAAAATAGTTTGGCAACAAGCTTACGACTTTGTCAAAAAATCGATAGCACTTAGATCTGGAGGCGTGCAAAATACACAGCGTGAAATAAGATATCCATCTGCCATGGGTAAATTTAAATTTCTTGGTGGTGACTCCAAATCACAGGATGGACTAAACCCTTCACTCGCCATTATAGATGAATACCATGCTCACAAGGACGACAGCATTAGAGAGGTTTTGGAATCTGCAATGGGTGCTAGAAAAAATCCTTTGCTTTATATAATTACTACTGCAGGATTCAACATGCAATCTGCCTGCAAGGAAGCTGAAGATGTTTACAAAGAAATATTGAGTGGGATAAAAGATGACGATCACACTTTTATAATGATACATGATCTAGATGATAACGATGATTGGGAAGATGAAACAAATTGGATAAAAGCAAATCCAAATTTAAATGTATCTGTATCTATTTCACATCTAAAATCTGAGTATAAAAAGGCAATTAACCAATCTAGTAAAATACCAAACTTTAAAACAAAGCATCTTAACAAGTGGGTAGATGCTGCTGAAGTTAGAATTCCTGAAGATATCTGGGATAAATGTTCAGGGAAAATAAGAATGAAAAACTTTTTAGAACACGGATGTGCCGGCGCCTTGGACCTAAGTTCAACGATAGATTTATCTGCAATAGTTTTTGTAAGTAATCCAGACGAAGATGGGATAAGAGATTTACTGCCTATGCTGTTTTGTCCATTGGATACTGTGGAAAAAAGATCTTCTGAAGATAGAGTTCCCTACAAATTTTGGAAAAATCAAACCCTAAAAAAATACATCGATCTGAAAGGTTTTAATGATGTAAGTAGTTTTTTTGAAAAGCAGCCAATCCTTCAGGCGACACCAGGTAACCAAATTGACTATGAAAACTTACAAAGCATTGTTGCATTTTGTTGGGATGTGCTTCACCCAAAGTGGTATGAATACGATTCGTGGCAAGCTACTCAACTGGTTCAGAATCTAACAGCTAGAGAAATAGAGATGCATCCATTTCCTCAAACCACAGCTCACTTTTCATTTCCTACTAAAGAATTTGAAACGCTTATTTATTCTGAAAAAATAAGACATGGCGGTCACCCAATTTTAAAATGGATGATTTCTGGATGCGTAGCTTATCAAGATCCAAACGAGAATATACGCTATGCAAAAAACAAATCGACCAAAAGAATAGATGGCATCATTGCATCTGTAATGGCTTTAGCAGGAACAATGACACCAGAGGATAATAACGAATCTCAATACAATAACACCGATCCAAATGAAATCACATTCTGAATTAGAAACTGAAAATCAATTAATTAAAAAGCTGGCCACTAACGTAGGATTTTACAACTACTTTTTTGAAATGCTAAAAACCTCTAAAACAAATCTTGAAGCCTTTAACCGGGCAAACGATCAATACTTTGAATTTTTTGGGGAGTACAAATACTCATGTTACAGAAGTTTTAGCAATGTGAATAATAGAAAAAACAACAAGAAATGAAAAAAGACCTCAAATTTATATTTATAGTAGTGCTCACTTTTGCTTTCCCACTGGCGACTTCTACCCTACTCGATTTGAAATGGATCAACGACCACTGGATAAGAATTTTACTTATAATAATTCTGATGGCTTTTGAAATTGCAGTGTGCATTTTTATTTTAAAAGAAAAACTCAAAAATTAAATATAGAACATGGAAAAATTACAATGGGTAACTAAAAAAGTAAAAGTTAAAGACTTAGTTAAGTAAGATTTTAATCCGAGAAAAATTACTGCAGTTAAACAGAAAAAGTTGCTAGAAAGCTTAAATAAATTTAATCTGGTTGAAATACCTGCAATAAATACAGACTATAAAATAATTGGTGGAAATCAAAGAATCACAGCTTTATTGCTGGCAGGTCGAGGGGATGAAGAAATTGATGTCAGATTTCCAAACAGAAAACTTACGGAAATAGAAGTTAAAGAATATTCTATTATCAGTAATACTCATGCAGGTGAATTTGATTTTGAGGTATTGGATTTAGAATTTTCAGAAATTGACTTACCAGAATTAGGCTTTGATATTTTAGGGTTAGATGAATGGATTATTAAAAAAGATAAATTGCTTGCTGATAAAGCTTACGAGGATGATTACATTATTCCTGAAGAATTAGATGTTGATGTTGTTTTAGGTGATTTAATTGAAATTGGAGAGCATCGTTTATTGTGTGGCAGTTCAACCGATGTTAATGATATCGCTAAATTAATGAACGGAAGTTTAGCGGACATGGTTTTAACAGACCCACCATATAATGTAAATTATACAGGAGCAACTAAAGATGCTCTAACTATTAAAAACGACTCAATTACTAATGATGATTTATACAAATTTCTTTATGATTTTTATACTGCATTAGGAAGTTTTACAAAAAAAGGCGGAGCTTGGTATGTTTGGCATGCCGATTCTGAGGGTGCTAATTTTAGACAAGCCATGAAGGATTCTGGAATTCTTTTAAAACAATGTTTAATCTGGTTAAAAAGTTCAATGGTATTAGGCAGACAAGACTACCAATGGAGACATGAGCCATGCCTAGAAGCTGTGAATGCAGAGAGTTGGGAATGGATAAAAGAACATGAGCCATGTTTGTACGGATGGAGAGAAGGCGGTAGCCATTTTTGGAAAGGTGGACGTAAGCAAACTACAATTCTAGAATTTGATAAACCAAATAGAAATGGAGAGCACCCAACAATGAAACCAATTTTACTATTTGGGTTACAGATAGGAAACAGTTCAAAAGTTGGTGAAATAGTAAGTGATGGGTTTCTTGGTTCTGGAACTACAATGGTAGCATCACACCAATTAGACCGAAAATGTTACGCCATGGAACTTGACCCTAAGTACTGCCAAGTAACAATTGACAGAATGTTAAAGCTGGATAATACACTAAATGTAAAGATAAACGGTAAAGATTATATTAAAAAAATCTAAAATGAAATACACAGAAGAATTTTTAAAAAAGATGATACAAGTTGGAACTCTTGGATATCCTTTATCTAAGGTGGTAAATGTATTAGAAGTTGATGATTTTGAAGTTTTTAAAAAAGATTTTTATGATGAAAATCACACAATTAATTTATACTACAATAAAGGACTTGATAAAGCTGATTTACTAATAGACAGTAAATTATTTGATTTAGCTAAAAGTGGTGATCTAAAAGCTTTAGAAAAGTATGAGCGTAGAAAAATAGAATATCAGGAACGCTATCAAGATGAATTTAAAAAAAGAAAAAGAAAATAAAATTTAAAAAAACTATGCAATCAAAAAAAGAATCATTTAAAGAAAGTCTCATCAATACTTTTTTAGGTTTTACAATATCACTAGCAGCTACTTTTTTAGTGCTCCCTTTGTTTGGAATACATAGTACAGCTTTAAAAAACCTTGGAATAACACTATGCTTTACATTGATAAGCATTTTAAGAGGCTACTTAATTAGACGATACTTCAATAAAAAACTAAAGAAATGAGAAAAATAAAATTTAGATTCTGGGATTTAACATTAAAAAAAATGTGTTATAGAAAACCACTAACCAATGATTTTTCGGTAAAAGATATCATCCCATTGCAATCAATTGGACGTGAAGATAAAAAAGGAATTGAAATATTTGAAGCCGATTACCTTGTCGATTACTATCCTATTGATGAAGAGGATTTAAGTTTAGGATACAATGAAAGTCTTTTGCCTGTTGTTTGGTGCGAAGATACTTTAAGCTGGTGCATCGATGTTTCATTTAAAAAAGATGGAAGTTTTTTAACATCACTCGTTGAATATTTTGGTGAGCATTTGGAGGTCAAAGGCAATGTTTATGAAAATGAAAATAAAAAAACCCTTCTCAAATGAAAAAGAAATTTTGGACCAAAGAAGAAATTGATTACTTGATAGAGAACTATCCAGATAAGGAAAACGAGGATCTGGCTATAATACTAAACAGAACTAAATCTAGCATAACCGGAAAGAGTGGGCCTTTAGGACTTAGAAAAAGCAAAGCATTTTGGAAAAGAGTTGGTGGTATTTATGCAGCTCAGTGCAAGCATACACAATTTAAAAAAGGCAATATTGCTTTTAATAAAGGAAAAAAGCGAGAAGAGTTTATGACTCCAGAGGGGATGGCGGCGGTAGAGAAAACACAATTCAAAAAAGGCAGAAAGGCACATAACACACAGGGGCCAGATTATGAATCTATAAGATGGGAAAAGAAAATTCCTTATAGGTACAAAAAAAACAAAGATGGATATATGCAGGCTTCTCATCGTTTACTTTGGGAAGAACACCATGGCAAAATACCTGAAGGGATGATTATCATTTTTATAAATAGGGATAGTTTAGATTGCAGAATTGAGAATTTAATGGCCATTACCAGGCGTGAACATCTTGATAGAAATTATTTGCAATATCCAAATCAAATTAAACGAGGCATTAAACTAAAAAATAAACTAGAAAAACAAATCAAAAACTAAAAACGACTATGGAAAATTCTATCGATCAACTCAACAAAGTACTTTTTGAAACTTTGGAGCAAGCCAAAAACAAAAGTCACCAAAAATGCCAAGGGGCAAACGGTGATCAAGAAGGATAAGTCTAGCGAAAAGCTACCTCTTAAGCAGCTGCCTATGTATTCCACCAACTATTCTGATGGGTTTAAATACTTGCTTTACAGAAAAAACTGGGTGAAGATTAGCAACGGTCGGAGCATTTACCAGACCAGTGATCCAGAGGTTTATTAGTTTTTAATGTTAAATATTCTTAAATAGTCTAATATATTAGAATATTAGACTTATATTTGAGTAACCTTAAAAACAAGAACTTATGCAAACTGTTAAAAAAATTACAAGAATCAAGAAATCTTATAAAGATTTATTTTTTGAAGCGAATTCACATCGTGATATTAATGATGTAAATTATGTTTGGGAAAATGCAAACTTTAAAGCATTACAAGATTTAACAACAGAAAAGGCAAACTTACAAGCTTTATTTTCTTTGTTAAATAGTAACAGGACATTGCCTTTAACAATAGACTCCCATATTACTTGCTATGCCTCTGGTGGATATGGAGATGCTGGTTCTTTTATTAACGCTAAGGGAACTATTTTTTCTTTAAATACAAAGGTTCCAGAAGAGTTTATAAAAACTAATGCTGTAGAAACTAAAAATTACAAAAACATTACTGTTAATTATAAAAGTTTTCCAGCTCTTTATTTCTTTAAAAAACCATCTAAATTAAAGTATGATAAGCCTATTTCTAAACTTAAATTTGATTTAAAAAAAGGAGATATAGTTACATTAATGGAATGCGATACAATTCAAGAAACCTTTACTTCATCTAAGGAACAAGATTTAGTATTAATTGGTAAAATTAATGAAGCTTATGCAGATGGTTATCATAACGTTTACGATTATAAGTTGCTATTTGATGATATAGATGTAGAAAGTCATTACAAAACTTATACAGATATTGGTGGTAAATGGTTATGTGTTAATGATAAAAAAGTAGCGCATTTAGGAAATGGATTTGGAGACGGTACTTATACTATGCGTTTTTCAAAAGGTAAGCTAGTAAGATAATGCCTAAGTGCATATCTGTAAGGTTAGATAGTTTTTATAGCATTTCTAGTAAATGCTATAAAGCTAGAGCCTTCGATGGATCAGAAGCTTTAATACCTGCTAGTCAATTTTACGGCCAAGACATGGATGTAAGTAAAAGTGGAGCTTTTTGGATAACAGAATGGATTTTGAGCAAAGTAGATCTTCAACATAGCTCAAAGAAATGGTCTATTTTTTCTAAAGATGGGAAAAATATTGGCCAAATAGAATTTAAACACCATAAGCCTAAAAAGCTAAATCCTTTAGAAATCACTTACGATGAAACCCTTAATAGACCAAATAAAAAGTAAAGAAAAGCTTTCTACTAAAAAAGTAGGTGCTTTCTTTATGGAGGCCGGCACTGGAAAGACAAGACCAGTAATTGAGTTGGTAAATGAATTAAAGCCTACTTATGTTTTGTATCTAGCCCCTTACCAATGTATAAACACAGATAATTACCAAGAAAGCACAAAACACGAAATTGAAAAGTGGGGTGGTTTTAATTGTGATTTCGATTTGATCGGTATTGAAAGTATTTCCATGTCGGATAGGATTTATTTACAGATTTTTAAAAAAATATCAACTTCTTGGAAGCCTGTTATTATTGTAGATGAAAGCCTAAAGATTAAGAATGAAAATGCAAAACGAACCCAACGCATACATACATTGGGTAAAATGGTGCAATACAAATATATTTTGAACGGAACACCGCTGAGTAGAAACTTACTTGATCTTAAAGCTCAAATGGATTTCCTTTCTCCTACTATTTTAAACATGAGTTTGCCAGAATTTAAAAATAACTTTTGCGAGTATAAGCAAATGACTATTAAGAAGCCAGGCACTTATAAAGGCATTACAAAAGAATGGATTATTGCTTATCATAATATGGATTATCTACATAAATTAATTGAGCCTTACATCTTTAGAGCTGATTTAAGAATAGACGTAGGGATAGACTTTATAGATATTGAATACGAGCTTCAGGAAGATGAAAAAACAGAACATAAAAGAATTATGGAGGAAGTCCTTTCAGAAGATTGGCTTATGGCTAAACCTAACTTTTTTTTAATGTTGACTCAAAAGCTTCAACATAATTATTCTTTAAGCGATGAGAAACTTCAAGTTGTTTTTGAGGTATTAAAAGATAATCCTCAAACTTTAATTGTCGCTAAGTTTGTGAATACACAACAAGAATTAAAACGAAGGTTTCCTAAAGCAAGAATATTAAGTTGGCAAAAACATGGTCATGGGTTAAATCTCCAGTACGATTTTAATGAAATGCTTTTGTTTGATCAGCATTGGGATTTTGGTTTGTTCGACCAGATCATAAAAAGAATTTACCGTACCGGGCAAACCAAAAGTTGTACTATACGTAGATTGATAGGCAATGTAGGTCTTGAAAATATGATGTATAAAAATGTAGATAAAAAGGCAAATTTCTTGAACGAGTTTAAAAAATTGACTCTAGAGCAATTTAAAAAAATAGCAGAATGAAAAAGTATTTAGACACTAATGTTTATGAAGCTTTCATGGAAAGAATAAATTTCATTTTTGATGAATTTGAATTGGTTTATTTTTCTTTTTCTGGGGGTAAAGATTCTTCTGTAATGCTTCAGCTTGCTAATAGTGAAGCTGAAAAAAGAAAAAGAACTTTTGATGTGTTTTATGTAGATTATGAAGCGCAGTATAAAGCAACGATAGATCATGTTTATGAGCTTAAAGAGCTTTCACAAATACGTGATTTTTATCATTTATGCTTGCCTTTCAATTCTCATAACGCTAGTAGTGTATTCCAGCCCAACTGGCAACCTTGGTTACAAAAAGATAAAGATAAGTGGGTGCGTGAAATGCCTAATGATTGTATAAATGAATTTAATCATCCTTTTGGCAACTTATTTGTTCCTGGAGAAGAAGTTGAAGATTTCATGTATAAATTTCCTCTTTGGTTAATGAAAAAGCACAATTCCAAAAAGGTAGGTTGTTTTGTAGGAATAAGAACAGATGAGTCTATGAATAGGTTTAGGGCTATCGCTTTTGGAAAGAATTTGTATAAAGGGTTAAACTGGACTACGAAAATAAAAGAAAACGTATTTAACATTTATCCTATCTACGATTGGAGGACAGAAGATGTATGGCATGCTGTAAGTAAATTTAATTTGAAATTTAATAAATCCTATGAAATGATGTATAAAAACGGCATGGGAATACACGAACAGCGTATTTGCCAGCCCTATGGAGCAGATCAAAGGGTTTCACTTAATCAATGGGCTTCTCTAGAACCTGAAACTTGGCATAAGGTGGTGAATAGAGTAAGTGGTGCAAATTTTGGAAATATTTATTGCAAGACCGATTTACTAGGCCATAACGGCACTTCAAAGCCAAATCATTTGAATTGGGAACAATATGCAGTTTTTTTGCTGGAATCTTTAGGAATGTACTCTCCAGAGCTTCGAGATCATTACGTAAGAAAAATAAAAATTTTTTTTGCTTTTTTTGAAAAAGAAGAAGGTGTAAATATTTCTAAAATAAAGGATGAAATGTCTCCAAAAGAAATCATTAAAAAATTTGGTGATCACACAAGTGGCAAATGGATACATTGGAAGCGTATTGCTAAAGCAATAGAAAAAAATGATTTTGCTTGTCGTTCACTTTCTTATGGAATTACAAAAGCGGATAGAGAAGATATGGTTTTACTAAAAGAAAAATGGGGTAAATTACTAGGCATACAGGAAAGCACCAAAGAAATGAGAAATCTTAAAAAAGAGTTAGAAAATGAAAAAAATTAAATTCCCAGTATTAGATGTTAAGCTTGTTGATATTAATTTACTTCAAGCAAACGATTATAATCCAAATAGTGTAGCTCCTCCAGAAATGAAGCTTTTAAGATTAAGTATAGAAGAAGATGGTTATACTCAGCCAATAGTTACATATTTTGATGGCTCAAAATATGTTATTGTTGATGGATTTCATAGATATAGATGTGCTAAAGAATATTTCAAAATCAAGGAAGTACCAGTAGTGGTTATAAATAAAAACATAGATGAGCGAATGGCTTCAACTATTCGTCATAACAGAGCTAGAGGAACACATGCTATTAAAGGAATGAGTGATATTGTTTTATCTCTTACTAAAGCAGGCTGGGCAGATCTAGAAGTTGCAAAACATCTAGGCATGGATGCTGAAGAAGTTTTAAGACTTAAACAAATAACAGGGCTGAAAGAAGCTTTCGCCAATCATGAGTTTAGTAAAAGTTGGAATGAATTTGAAAGTAAATTAAAATAATTATGCAACTAAAAACAAACCATCAATTTCTGGAAGAGATCAAAAACACAGCTGCGAAAAAAAGGATTTCCCTTATAGAACTTCCTAAGATAATAGGGATGAAACAATCTACCTTTTATAGGAATATGAGCGGCAAAGGTTTATTTTCTCTTCACCATTCTATTCTATTGGCAAATGCTTTGGACCTCAAGCTTCATTTGGAAGTTTAGAGGTTGAAGCTTTTAGAAATAGGGTTGTTAACGTTTATGGTATGGTGTCGTTGCGACCTCACAGCACTAAAATTAATTAATAAACTAAAACTTTAAATTATGAATACAGATAGTGAAAATACAGAAACCAAGCAATGCACTATACCAAGTGTTAGCACCAGTACGGTGTATGAATATGGTGCAATGAGTACTAAATTTAAGTTAGTAGCCAAAAATAAATTAACAGCATATGCAACAATGGTTTTACACTACCAAAGTAATGCACATATGATGGTGATATATACTCCAGAAGAATGCAAAGAAGATAGTTGGACTAATATTACAGGACAAATATCTGAAAGGTTAGACGAAGTTTTTGGCGGTGTTGATTCTTTTGATGAATATCTTGAAAATAACATTGATGAAGTTAAAGAATGCTATAAGACTATTGAAAAGGTAGTTGGTTAGTATTGGTGCTAACACCCGTATAAAAAAACGTTTTAATGTTTTTTATACACTGTTAGCAAAATTTTAAAAACTCCAACAAAGGAAACATTGTTGGAGTTTTTAATTAGATAGCTCCCATATTTTTGAAGCAGATAAAAGAAATATGTCTGTTTTTCAAAATGCGTTAAGATCAGTTGTAAGTGCTCAAACATTTGTTGGAGGCTTTCCTGGTTTTGCTTATGGCCTAACCGAATCTTCAAAGAAGGTAAACGTCCGCACCTCATTAACGCTTTCCGCTTTTTATAGCGGAATAGACATGATAGCAAATTCCATAGCAATACTTCCACATGCTGTAGTACAAAAAACAGATAACAATATTACTTATCTTAAGGACCATCCGGTCAATAAGTTAATTAACAATAGACCCAATCATCACCAGTCGCCTTTTGGCTTTAAGCATTTAATCGCTCTCACTGTTTTATTGAGGGGTAATTACTTTGCTGGTATCGTAACCGATGAATCTGGAAACAAAATATCCTTAGACTTTTGGGATTCCAGTCTAGTCACGGTTATAGATCATGAAGGTAAATTATTTTATCAATACAAAAGTGAGATGTACAGTGCTTACGAAGTCTTTCACGTTTCGGGTTTTTCATTTGATGGAAAGCTTGGAAAATCTGTTTTAGAATTTGCAGCAGATAACCTTGGTGTTACATTAAATGCACAAAAATTTGGCTCTATGTCTCTAGAAGATCAAGGCCTAAGCTATGGTGTAATTGAATCTGACAAAAAAATAGACAGTACTGCAAAAGACGCTTTAGGTACAGCCTTCGAAAAAAGGCTTACATCTATGAATAAGCATAGAGCAGCCGTACTGGATGAAGGGATGAAATATAAAAGCATAGGTCTTAATCCTGAAGAATCAAAATTTATTGAAACCTACGCCAGTGGTACAGAAGATATCGCCAGGTGGTTACACATACCGAATCACAAATTAAGAATAAAGGGTGAAGGTGGTTATAACTCTATGGTGCAAATGGAACAGGATTATTTGCAGTCTGCTGTAAAACCTTTAGCCCAAAAGATAAAAGAAGAAATCGAATTTAAGCTTTTCACAGATCCTGAAAAAGCTAATTCGATAGCGATAGATCAAAACTTTAAAATACTACTACAGGTAGATCCTAAGTCCAGAGCAGAATATTACAAGTCTATGGTATTCCTTAAGGCTATGACTCCCAACGAAATTAGAGTTTTAGAAAGTCTAAACCCATATCCAGATGGTGATCAATTTTTACAAATGTCTAATCTTCTTAACGAAGAACAAATGAAAAAACTATTAGCTGATGAAAGCAAAGGATAAAATACAAGTAAGAAATGCACAAGTGCGTGCAGACAGTATAAACGAAGCAGAAAGAACTATTGACTTTGTAATTTCTAGTGAAGCTGTAGATACTTATGATACTGTTTTTAAAAGTAATGGATGGCTGCTTGATCGCTACGAAACAAATCCTATTGTATGTTTTAACCATAATCACACCGATGCTGATAGTGTAATTGGAACTTCAGTAGTTTTTATAGAAGATGGTTTAGTTATAGGTCGCGCAAAATTTGAAGCTGCAGAAAACAATCCTCTAGCAGAGAAGATCTTCAACAAGGTTAAGAATGGAATAATTCGTGGAGCCTCTATAAGGGCCGAAATATTAGACGGTAGATATGGACTAGAAGATCTTAATGAAGATCCCAATGTTTTGTATTTCACACAGCAGAGGCTAGTCGAGTGGTCTATTGTTTCTCTAAACTCCAATCCAGATGCACTGGCCAGAAATACAAGTGATCTCAATGAGATTATAAAAGAATTTACACCAATTATACCTGCAGAAGATAATGCAGATGAACAAAAAAGAACTTCAGGATTTGATGTTTTTGAAGCTCAATTATTAATCAATAAAAATAATACCCATGCTTAAAATTGCACAGTTACAACAAGAGAGAGCTTCAAAAACTAAAGCTCAAGAAGATCTGGTCAAGGCCAGAAAAGAAGGTGATGGAAAATTCACCGACGAACAAAGAACACAATTTGCAACTCTCCAAACTGAAATCGAGGCACTAGATGCTGACATTGCAGAAGAGAGACAAATTGAGGACTTCGAAAAAAGAGCTGCTGCCCAAAAAGGTGAGCGCAAAGGTGGTGCTAAACCAAAAGGTGAAGAAGCTGAAAAGCGTGAAATCACTGAGCGCGCATCTATAAGCAAAGCTTTTAGAAGTAAAAAAGCTTTAGATGGTGCTGAAAAGGAATTAAACGAAATTGGAATCCAAGCAAATAGAGATGCTGGGGTTAGTACTCCTAGTGAATCAAGATTTACTATCCCAATGTCAGTTTTAAGGAACCAATCTGTAACTGGTGATAGTGGAGATAAAGGTGGACAATTTGTAGTAGATCAAACTCCAAGAGTGCAAATGCCTTTTCAACCAGCAACATTCTTAGAGTCTCTTGGGGCTACAAGATTATCTGGTTTAACTGGAGGATCTATTCCCCTTCCTGTTGGACAAAAGTTTACTATGGCATGGTTAGCAGAGAATGCTGGAATAACACCACAAGCCAAAGACTTTAAAGGGCCACAACTAAAACCAGAGCGATTGGGTGGTGCTGTGGATATTTCTAGACGTTTAATTGCTCAATCTTCTGTAGATACAGAAAACATAATTAGACAGCTTATATTAATGGCTTATGATACCTCTCTTAATGGAGCAGCAATTAACGGAGCCGGAACCAACAATGAGCCAGAAGGCATCTTGAATAAAGATGGCATTAAACTCTCTGCAATAACAACAGCTACAGATGCAGATTGGAGTCAAGTTACAGAGCTTATGGGTTTAATTGATGGTGAAGATGCTACAGAAGTAGCTAGAGCTTACCTAATGTCTCCACAGCTTAGATCAGCTTACCTAAGTACAACTAAGGATGCCGGTTCTGGAAGATTTATTATGGACAACAGAAGCGATCTTAACGGTAGCAATGTTGGAGCTACTACACTTGTTCCTGCTCTTTCTGGAAACCAAGTCTTAATCTATGGAGATTTTAGCAAGTTGTTTATAGGTGAATGGGGCGCAGTGTCTTTACTTGAAGATCCTTTTTCTGCAGCTTTGAACGATAATCTTAGACTAGTTGTTAATGCAATTGCTGGTATTGAGATTGCTCAACCAACTGCATTTGCAGTAAACAAATTTATCACTATATAATCATTTATTGTGTTGCTCTGGGTCTTATAGGCTCAGAGTAACATGATATTAAAACCTTAAAAGTTATGTCTGAAGAAAATAAAAATGAAGAAAATGAAGATGTAAAAGTCGAGCAATCTACTGGTGAAGCTAAAAAAGCTGCAGATCAAGAAAAGTCTAAAGCTAAGAAAGCAAAAGCTAAAAAGGCAGAAAAGCAAAAGGATGTCAAAGTAAAAATCCTTTGTCACAATGCAGCTGGAAAATACGGCCTACCTCAAAGTAAAGGCATGACTGTGATCTTAAAAGAAAAACAGGCAGATGAGTTGGTAAAAAACAAAGATGGCGAAATAGTTAAATAATCTATGAACACTTTCAGCCTTACATACGGTGCTGCAGAAGCAACAGAAAAGATAGTGACTCTAGCCCAGGCAAAAGCGAATTCTAAAATAGATTTTGACGATGAAGATTCATTGTTACAACTATTTCTAGATGCAGCCACTACCGAGATAGAAAACTATGTAGAATATCCTGTGCTCAAACGAATGGGATCTACCGTAGAAATTGAAGGCTGGTTCAATAGATTCAAAATTAACTTTCCTATCATAGGCGATGGCATCACAGCTCTTAAGTATGAAGATGAAAATGGCACTCTAAAAGATATCCAGACTGAGAATTGGAATTACGAAAGTAAGATCCTCTACTTAGACATGGAGATTCCTTCAGATTTTGGTTATAGAATCTTTATCACTGCAAATCTTGGTTACAGTCTCGCGGACATTCCTGCGGACATAAAGAGAGCTTGTCTTTTGCTATTCGCTCACAACGATACCTACAGGGAAAATATGCCAATTAAATTTAACCAAGCAGCACACAACGTTCTAAGACCTTACAGAAAAACCTTTTAATGAATTCATCTGCATACATACACGCTGGACAATTAAATAGAAAAGTATCTCTTTTTAAAAACACAGCGACCAAGACGGACACCGGAGAATCCACTCAAGAAGATGAGTTGGTGAAAGAGGTGGTGTATGCAAAGCGTGAAGATTTTACAGGAAATCAAGATGATGACGATGGTAGAGTCATTGGAATTGGAGTGGTGGCTTTCATTGTAAGATTTAGCTCAGATCTATTTGTGAATGGACAAAAGTATTTCGTTAAGGACTTTGATGGGATCTACCAGATCAACTCCATAGAATTATCTGGCCAACAAAAAAATAGATTTCTTAAACTTAAATGCACAAGACGTGGACATTGATGTAGAAGGATTTGCAGAGCTTATAAAAAAGCTTAAAAAGCTAGACGATAAAATGACCAGGCGCGAAGTGCTTAAGATACAAAGGAAACTAGCAAAACCTTTTGTACCAGCTTATTCTAATGAGTTGCCAAAAAGTAGCAGGGATGTAAAACGCTTTGAAACTATCTACCCAGCTGGTACTTTGAGAGATTCTGTGGCAATTGAAACAGTACCAGCTCGCAAAGTAGGTGGTAATCCACAAGTAGTGGTTCGTCCGTCCATAAAAGGCAATAAACAGGGTTGGTACAGGCATATGGTTGTAGACAAAGGAACTAAGATAGGGTCTAATAAGCTTGGATCTAGAGTAGGAATAAACACTGTAGTCGATAAGGCTAAAGACAAAGTTTGGTCAAGTAGAAGTTCTATAGTTACTGCCAAGTATAAAAAGGAAATGCAAAGACTGGTACAAAGGCAAATTAATAAACTAAGCAAATGATTATTGAAGCAGCAAAACATGTGAATGAAGTGATGAGTTTGCAAGCAATTAAGGATGTGATAGAAACCAATGTATTCTGGGATCTAGCTACAGAAGAAAAAGAACTTCCATTTGTCAATTTTAAACTCAGCAATACTGGAACTCTTACAAAAGATGGAATTGCACAGTATGCAGTAGAGATGTTTGTATTTGCCAACTCTCTTAACCAAGGTGGTTCAATAGCAGATGCTATTGAAACTGCTATAAAAGAATCAAGTTACAACTGGAAGTTCAAAGGGAACGAAACAGGTTACAACTATAGCGATGGCCGTGAAGGTCTTTGCACAATTAATTATGAATTTAAATTTTAAATCTTAGAAATTATGGCTGGAGAAAAAGTAATAAACGGTAATCTAAGGATGACCTTAGACGAGAAAACAGTATATCATTCTACAGAATGTAGCGTAACTCTTACAAGAGAAATCAGAGAGCGATCTACAAAAGACACAGAGGGAATAGAACGAGCTAAAGGCCAGAAGTCTTTTAGCGGCTCTGCATCTGCTTTGGCGGTTTACGCTTCAGATGGGGAAGGCACCCACGATTTTGGAGCCTTGTTCGATCTTTATAATGACGATACTGATACTGCTATTCCTATTGAGTTTGTACCCTCAGAAGGTGATGCGTCTTTTATGTTTAAAGGTGAATGTATTATCGAAAGTTTGGAGCTAAATCTAGCAGTAGAAGAAGATGGTACAGCTTCTATATCTTTTTCTGGATCTAAAAAGTTAGAGAAAGTAGATCTCCCATTATAAGCTTATGACATCAATCACGATAGAGGGTGTATCTCACCCTATAAAGTTTGGTTATGGGGCTTTTAGACATCTTGGTGTGCTTTGGGAACAAGAAGGAATCCAAGGTGTGATTAAAGTATTTGAAAAAACCTTTAGCAATATAAGTGCAGATCCCAAATTTGATGCCTTGGAAAAAATAGGAGATCTTGTAAATGCTGGAGTTATAAATGCTGGTGGCGAGTCTTTGAATACAGATGACATCTTAAATGATTTAGTCTTTCAGGATTCTGGTAAATTGCAAACGGTGGTCGATGCTTTCATGAAAAGCATTCCAGGCGCAGAAAACGGAAAAAAAAAGGTGAGCCAGAAGAAAGCTCCAAAACCGAAACCGAAAGCAAAGAAATAACATGGGATGAACTGGAAGAAATTGCCTTTGGTATCTTACAAATGCGTGAGGATGATTTCTACCAGACTACTCCTAGAGCCTTTAAGAATAAAATAAAAGGCTTTGAACGTTATGAGGAAAATCTATTTAAGGAGCGATGGGAAATGCACCGGGAACTTATAGTCACTGTTCTTTCTCCACACTTAGATAAGAAGCATAAAAAGAAATCTATGCATGATCTCTATCCTTTAGCCTGGGATAATTCAAAATTAAAAAGTCTCAAAAAAATAGATCCTAAAGAATTGTGGTCTAAGATAGATGAGGCAAAGAAAAGTAAGAATTCTAAAATCTAGTTTGTTGTTTTTTTCATAGTTCGGAAAAACCTCTGAATCGTTCAGAGGTTTTTTTGTAGCATAAAGGAAACAATGTTGGAGTCAATCATAAATGTATAGCTATAGTTTTATGGTTTTAATATAAACCTTAATAAATTAAGTCATGAAATCTATTTATTTATTGTTAACAATGCTTACTCTTTTATTGAGTGCATCAATGCCAGCAAGTGTATTTGTAGAAACTGATAGTTTCAGTTTTGAAAATGTATCTGAAATACCCATTGAAAGTGATTCAACAATTGATTTTGCAAAATCTAAATTTGAAATGAAAAACGTCGACAAGCTTAAAGAAAACTATCCAGAATTGGTAAAAGAATATTCCGAAATGGATAAGGAACAATTGCTAGATCAAATATGTGCCGAAGTTCTCGACTTGAACCTTATGCAAGAAAGGGTTTATTTGTTTATGCATGAATGCACTGAAAACTATAGCAAAAAAAACTACTCAATTGAATCTATTAAAACAATGATAAGTTCTAAACAAGAAAATGACATCAATGTTTTTTGTAAAGATTTGCTAGATGATTTTGAAACTGATGCAGAAAGAATCGAAGACTTGAGGTCCAGGGCAGAACAAGCTTAAATTTTTCCTACTTAAATTAAAAAACCTCTGAATAGCTCAGAGGTTTTTTTGTGGGATAAAGGAAACAATGTTGGAGTCCAGCAGACGAATTCACTTCTATTTTTGAAGCTATTCACAAAGTCACTTCATGAGTAGTTTAGCCAACATATCGATAAGATTTAAAGCGGACCTTAAGCAGTTTTCTTCCCAGATGCAGAATGTCGATAGAAGGATGAAGAAAGTCGGCAAACGCCTATCTAGTATAGGCAGTAGCATGAGCATGAATTTTACTGCTCCTGTAGTTGCTGGACTTGCATTAGTGACTAAAGGTACTGAAGAGCTAAGATCCGATCTTGGTAGATTGGAAACCAACGCTTTATTGGCTGGCGAAGGTCTTAATTTTATTCGCGATCAGCTCAAAGAAGTACAAGCCATCACTGGTGAAACAGATTCTTCTGTTGAAGGTTTATCCAACTTACTAGCTGCTGGATTTAAAGGCGAAAATCTTACCAGGGCTTTAGATAATATTTCTGGTGCTGCCGTTAAGTTTTCTGATACTTTAAAGTTTGAAGGTATTGCAGATGGACTGCAAGAAACTTTAGCCACTGGTAAAGCTATTGGTCCATTTTCAGAACTTTTAGAAAGGTCTGGAATAAACCTAGATGATTTTAATGCTGGTCTAGCAGAGGCTACCAAACTAGGTGAAGAACAAAACTTTATTTTAAACAAATTAGCCAGTACTGGCTTAGAAGAAGTTAATAAAAAATACAGGGAAAATAACAAAGATGTAACTGAAGCCAGAAAATCGCAGTTAGCCTTCCAGTTAGCTATAGCAGATCTAGCTAAAACTTTGCAACCTATCGTTACTAGAATCATGGAATTTGTATCTAGATTGGTCACAGCTTTTAACGATCTAGATCCTACTATAAAAAACAACGCCTTGGTCGTTATAGGTCTAGTTGCTGCACTAGGACCATTACTTACAGGCTTAGGATTCCTAATGACTACAGTTATTCCCGGATTAATTACTGCCTTTGGAATTTTAAAAGTGGCAATGTTGGCCACACCTTTTGGACTAATTGCTGCAGGAATTGGCGTTGCTGTATCCGCATTTTATTTATTTAATAAAGAAACTGAAAAAGTAGTTGAAAGTCAAGATCAACTTACAGAGGTTACTAATAGAGCTACAGATGCCATCGCTAAAGAAAAGGCAAAAGTCGAAGAGCTTTTATTTACAGCTCGTGATGAAAATGTAAGTAAGCAACAAAGGATAAAAGCTATACAAGAGCTCAATAGAATCTCTCCAAAATATTTGGGGAATCTAAAGCTCGAGACTATAAATACAGATGAAGCGACTACTGCTGTAAATAAATATAATGAAGCCTTACTAAAAACTGCAAAGGCAAAAGCAGCACAAGAAAAGCTGCAGGAGATCCAGGCAAAAATTATAGAAAAGGAACTGGAATTATCAGCAAGAAGAAAAGCAGTGACAGATGCACAAGCAGCATCTTTTAATGGTGTAGCTGATAATGCACAAGCAGCTGCAGCACAAAAAGCACAACTCGCTCTGGCAGAAAAATTACTAGCTCTAGAAACTGCCAACGGAACTAAAGAACTAGAGGCGCAAGCTGAGGAACTTTTAAAAATAATTAATCTTAACGATACATTAATTAGTAACCCAACTCCGACAGGCCAAGGTGGACGACCTCAAATACAATCTGTAGGCACATTACAGTCTGGTGGATTAATGTCTACTGGGATAGGCGATCAACTTAGAGCAGATGGTGATATAATAGATGAAGAAACGACTAAGATAAATGAAAACTTAGCCTTTTTTAAAAACCGATCTAGGGAAATACTAGAACAAGCTTCACTAGGTTTTGCTGAAGGCTTTGGTAAAATTATTGGTAACATTGCTACTGGTAATGTAGGAATGGAAGCTCTTTTAGGCTTAGTACTAAATACTTTTGGAAACATAGCTATAAGGCTAGGAAAACTTGCTCTTGGTATTGGTACTACAATTGAAGCGATTAAAAAATCACTAATTGATCTATCAGGTATTAGTGCTATTGTTGCCGGTATTGCATTAATTGCTTTAGGAACGATAGCAAAATCTGCAGCTGCAAACATTGCAGAAAGTGGTGGTGGTGGCCAAGTAGCTTTTGCAGATGGTGGTATAGTCAGCGGACCTGTAAATGCTTTGGTAGGTGAATATGCTGGTGCAAACCGTGGAAATCCGGAAGTCATAACACCTCTTAATAAACTTAAATCCATGCTTGGAGATAGCATGGGCGGTGACATGAGCCAACTAGAAGTAGTTAATAAAATAAGCGGTCAGGACTTAATTTTAATTATTTCGCGAGCGCAAAATTACAGAAACCGACGTGGCTAACTACGAGATACACATACAAGACGTGGAGAATCTAGAGAATGAACTCTTGCTGAAATATGCAGAGCGTAATTCTGTACAACTCAATTGGATAGGTGGTGACTCCAAGACTCAACCTATTGTAGGTAGTGAGCTTAATTTTACCCTAGAAGCTACAGATGCAAGAGATGCTGCCTATGTTGAGCTGTTTACAGCAGACGAACACAAATGGCTGGTAACCAAAAGAATATCGACTACTCAAGAAATCGTTTGGCAAGGCTACTTGCTTCCAGAATCTTACGAAGAACCATATAGACGTGGTATATTTTACGTCAACTTTTCTGCAGTTGATGGTTTGGGATTGCTCAAAGGACTTAAGCTTTCTCCTGACTTTTACAATGAAGAAAAAACGGTTATTGAAGTGCTTTGTGCTATCTTAAAACTGACTAAGGTAGATTTAGAATTATACTTCTCCCCTGCTCTCATCAACATTAATGAGCCAAACTGGTCTAAGATTCTAGTAGATACAATGCTCTGGGATTTCAATAAAGATAATGCCTACCAACTCCTTAAAGATTTACTGGAGTCGATGCGTTGCCAAGTTTACCAGTGCCAGGGGAAATGGTTTATTGAAGGTTTCAACAAAAGACAATTGATAAATGTGAGCTACCAGGTGTTCGATCTAGAAGCTAACTTCTTACGTGATGAATCTTACGAAAGAACGGTAAAGCAAATTACATTACTAGCAGATCCTAGTGTAAGAATGGTACCCTCTATAAGAGAAGCTGTTGTGACATACGAACGGAATAAATTTCAGTTTCCTAAAGATATTATACAAGAAAATGAAGTACCCTGGGTAATTTACAGAGGTCAAGTTGATGCTTTATGGCGCCCAAAAAATTGGAATTATAAATTTGTTTCAGCTGATAGTGAAGACATTAATATAAGACCACCTGAATTTTATTTAGTGTACAGACGGATTGATGCAGAATTAGACACTAGCAAATTTATAACACTTAGAGAAAAACTTTTTGTAAAGAAGAATTCAACACTAAAAATTATACTTAAAATAGAAAGATTATTTTATGATCTTCTTTCTGATGAAGATTTAGCAGGGGCCGATTTTACCTTATGGTCCAAAAGTCAAGTCTACGAAGTAAAGCTAAATGGTGAAGTGATTGTTACCAATCTTAATGTAAGTCGAAACGACCAGGCTTATCTAAAGTTTGAAAACGGTGAAGCTTCTGTAGAGCTTATTATAAAACCTGAAGAAGATGGTCTATTAGATCTTAAATTCTATAAGCCTTTTTCAGTCTTTAATTCTTCTTCATCTGGTTCATACTATCCAGGCAGTAGATTTAAGGAATTAAGTATTGAAGTGGTGCCAGAAATACAAGATGAAATCTACATTATAGAAAATGGTCAAGTAGGATCTAATATTTCTGAAATAGATTTAAGGTTTGGTGATGATCCTACCCTATTTACAGAGGCGTTTTACCTTGAAAGGACTAGGCAATTGGTTGGTAATAATGAAGCGAATAGATTTTTCTTACCTGTAAAATACTACACCGTAAAAGACGGTATTACTTATGCCATAGTCTTATTACAGGCTGCAGTGATGGCTTATAGACTTAGGTTTTCAGAAAATAAAATATTTCATGTTAACGGGCCTAATGTTTTAACTGGAGAAATTCTTAATGATCCTAATATCATATTCAATTATGAAGATGGGGAAT